TCCATGATGCTTTGGAAATACGGCGTTGGAATGTCCCACCAGTTTTCAATGTGATCATAACTTTCGAACATTTGATCAAAGTATTTACAGCTCACTATAGTTGGATCGAGACACTTGAACTGCTTACTTTCATAGTTGTAAAATTTAGATTCGTACCTACCAGTTGAAGGAACCCATTCCTTACCGATGAACACACCATTCTTGAAACTCCAGACATGGCGATTCTTAGAAATCTCTGGGAACTGCATGTCCGAACACTTTGATAAATGATTAATCACATCATTGAAACCAGAACCACGAGATGTCAGATTCTTCCAAGTTTCAAAGTTTGTTTCTTTTTGAGCAAACATATGAACTTCTTCTTGGATAGTTTTCGCTGGCTTCCATGCACGAGTTGAGTAGCCCTCGGGGGTAACAATCTGTGTGCAACAATATCCTTTGTAACGCCTAATGTTGTTTGTGTACGTGTGATTCAGAACAGCTACGATTGCTTGTTGATACGGAGTAAGTTCATCAACATTGATGGTGCTACATCTGAATAATGAATGATCTGTTTCCGGGTTGATAGGAACAAATGTCGGGTTGTTGATACGTTCGTAGATTCTCGTGTTACGAAAAACAATTTGAAATGCATCGTCCACTTGATCAATCAAACGATTAATACGTACCGAAACTTTCAGGCCATCATCATCTGGTTCGTAGTCCAGAATGTCAAGAGATTCACCTCGATGATACAGCTGCCCAAGGTGTGTAAGAATACTCTTGTGTTTTCCAGAAAGCAACTCGATATCTACTCTATAAGGTTTTCCAGATTCGGGGTCTATCTCTTCCGGTCTGAAGAATTTTTTATATCCCAACTCAGAGGAGATTTTTGAATCTCGACGTGCGCCGATATACCATTCATTTTCAAGTCCAGACAAAAATTCCACCAACTCTTCAGAACTTAATGACTGAATCTGACTTTTCCACATCTCCATATTCGATTGATGTTGATCTGCATCTTCGGATATGAAGTGAGTCTCCATCCCTTAATTTACTAATACTCGCTTCTATTTTTTAACCCATCTTACCGAGCATCTTTATCAGGATTTTATTTTGGGTTTGGATTTGTTGAACAAGTGCAACCAGGGCGGAACAAACAGTGTCACCATCCGGGGTCGTGAGAATATCGACAAGATCGATCCCGGTTTCTTCAAAGTCAAAATCTTCTTCATCATCAATGAGGTCTTCTTCGACCGGAACAATTTCACCTTCTTCAATTTCTTGGTCACTCGACATTTGATCTATACTGAGAAAAGACCAACATCAATTTTTCGCGTCGTGCGGTACCAGGCCAAAAAAAAATCTTTGTATATAGTACAAAAACTCTCAAAATGGCTGGCGGTCTCATGCAACTGGTTGCCTATGGCGCTCAAGATGTCTACCTTACGGGTAACCCGAAGGTCACTTTCTTCCAGGCTGTGTACAAGCGACACACCAACTTTGCGATGGAAAACATCGAACAAACCACGAACGGTAACCCGGCTAACAACGGTCGCATCTCCGTGACTGTTGCCCGCAACGGTGACTTGATCGGTGACATGTACGTTGAATTGTCGTCGAAGGCTAGTCTCACCTCCAAGTCTGGTGCCACGGACTGCAACTGGGTTGCGGAACGTGCGATCAAGACGGCCGAACTCTCCATCGGTGGTCAACGCATCGACAAGCACTACCAACGCTGGTGGCGTTTGTACTCTGAGCTTTACTTGGATGAATCCAAGAAGGCGAACTACGCGAAGATGACGACGGGTAAGGGTCAAGTGTTCTTGCCGTTGATCTTCTTTTTTAACCGCAATCCGGGTCTTTATTTGCCGCTCATTGCCCTTCAATACCACGAAGTGCGCATTGACTTCGATTTGTCTGACATGTTCGAAGCCTACTTCGGTACCAACACCTTCAAGGTTTGGGGCAACTACGTGTACCTCGACACTGAAGAACGCCGACGCTTCGCCCAAAAGGGTCACGAATACCTCATTGAACAAGTGCAACACACTGGTGTCGATGCCGTGACCTCGGGTGATACCAAGAACATCCGTTTGTCCTACAACCACCCGGTGAAGGAACTCGTCTGGGCTGTCACTGGTGCGTCTTCCGCGGAAGACAAGTTGTGGAACTTCTCCTCCAACGTTGCGACGGGTGATGTCGTCGTCGAATCTGACCCGACGGCCGTCTCCGAATCCAACTGCTACGTGCCGCTCACACAAGCGACCGGTGTCCCGCTCTTCTCCGCGGGTGCCAACGGTGGTCTCCGATTGGTCGAAGAAGGTGCCTCTTCTGCCGCCGCTGTCGGTCCGCTCGACACCTTCAAACTTGTCCTTAACGGCCAAGATCGCTTCAAGGAGCAAACCGGTAAGTACTTCAACCAAGTGCAACCGTTCAACCACCACTCTGGCTGCCCGATGCCGGGTGTGTACGCGTACTCTTTCGCCCTCAAGCCGGAAGAGCACCAACCGACCGGTACGTGCAACTTCTCTCGTATTGACAACGCCCAAGTTGCCCTCAAGATTAAGTCCAGCATGGCGTCCGGTGCCGCGACGTCGCTCAACATGTTCGCGACCAACTACAACGTCCTTCGCATACAAAGCGGAATGGGCGGACTTGCTTTCTCCAACTAAGAAAGTTATGGCTACATTTTAGTATAAAAATCATTAACACAAACATTAAGATATTTCAAGTACCCTAATGTTTGTCTCGCGTTCGTGAACTAGAAATAATTTCAGGACTACTCGGATGCACACATAGATCACATCATACCATGTTCTTTATTTGATCTAAGTGACGAAGAGCAGCAGCGAAAGTGTTTTCATTACACCAACCTTCAATTATTGCCAGCTAAAGAAAACATTGCAAAGAGTAATAAGATATGCTGGTCTACACCGACGGAAGTTGTTTAGGTAACCCCGGTCCAGGTGGTTGGGCCGTGCTAGGTCCAGACTTTAAATTATCGGGTGGTCAAGACAACACAACGAATAACATCATGGAAATGACCGCGGTAGTCAAAGCTCTTGAAGAATGCATCAAGCGTGAAATAGGTTCTGTTACAATTTTTACAGATAGTAACTATGTAAAGAATGGTATAACTTCTTGGATTAAAAAATGGAAACTCAATGGTTGGAAAACGTCATCCGGAACTGCCGTAAAGAACAAAGATCTTTGGGTAAAAATTGATCAACTTTCACAAGAAATATCAAATGTCGAATGGAAATGGGTCAGGGCACACAGTGGTCAAACACAAAATGAACTCGTCGATACCATGGCCAGGCAAGAAGCGACCAAGATTAAAAATGCGTGCGTAAAATAATGGAAGAAGAGGAGAAACACAAGTGGTGTCCCAAACAAGAAAGTCTTCTTAATTCGTGGGCCGAGCGAGCCGCTGGGTATCGCTGGCTACACAATCACGCGAGACTACATTTTAAAAAACAAAATGACTATCTTTCATATCCAAGCATCGTGATCGCGAGTATCACAGGTGTTGGAGGTTTTGCAGTACTCAATCCAAGTGGTAATGAAAAAGTCTCACCGGAAACAAGATCCAAAATTATGATTGTGCAGTACATGTTTGCATTTCTCAATGTCATCGGGGGAATTCTTACATCTATAAGTAAATTTAGTCAAAGTTTGTCACTATCTGAATCTCATTCTGCGATGTGCGTTCAGTATTCGAAATTCTACCGCAACATACAAATGGAACTTTCTTTAGATACTAAAGCCCGAACATGTGTTATAGATTTCGTCAAGAAATGTCGCGAAGAATATGATCGACTATTAGATGATGCCCCGGACATACCGGCCATATCAATTGAAGGGTTCAATTTAGAATTTCCAGATCGCGTCAACAAACCGGATGTATGCAACGGTCTAAGTATAATCGTGAGCGATGAGACCTCTTCACAACTCGCGTCTAAACGAGCTGTGACGAGATGGTTAACCGCGTTGTCCGCCGTTGCTAAACGTAGAAATAGTGCAGACGATGGTCTCGATAGAATGGAGTCTGTCTAGAAGTCTTCGTCAAACTCGATATCATCCGAGTCATCATCCAACTTTCCGTAGTCACCAACTCTCTTTTCAAAGAAATTTGTCTTACCATCCAAACTAATGTTCTCCATGAAATCGAACGGATTCTTGGAATTCCAAATGGGTGGTTGTCCAATTTGCTTCAAAAGACGATCCGAAACATATTCAATGTATTCAGACATCTTCTCTGCATTCATACCGATGAGACTACAAGGAAGGGCATCGAGAATGAAACCCTTTTCAATTTCGACTGCTTCCTTGACAATGTCTTGAAGAACCTTCGATGATGGTTTATTGCGAAGCATCTTGAAGAGTTCAACGGCAAACTCTTGATGAAGTCCTTCGTCTCGGCTAATAAGTTCGTTACTGAAGCAAAGACCCGGCAGAAGACCACGTTTCTTCAACCAGAAAATGGCACAGAAAGATCCAGAAAAGAAAATTCCCTCGACACAAGCAAATGCAAAAAGCCTTTCGGCGAAAGAGCGAGACTTTGTGTCGAACCATTTCATGGCCCAATTAGCCTTCTTCTCAATACAAGGAATTGTTTGGACCGCTTGAAAGAGTTGCTTCTTTTCGGTACCGTCTTTGATGTATTTATCGATCAACTTGGAATATGTTTCACCGTGCACCATTTCATTGTGAGACTGGTAAGCATAAAATGATCGAGCTTCAGATGCTTGAACTTCATCGGCAAAGTTGTTATTAATGTTTTCAAAAACAATTCCATCGGAACCAGCGAAGAATGCCAAGATATACTTGATAAACTTTTGCTCATTTTCATTGAGAGACTTCCAGTCTTCCATGTCTTTGGAGAAATCAATCTCTTCGGCTGTCCAATTGGACATTTGTGCCTTCTTGTACATGTCCCACAAGTTTGGATACTTAATAGGAAAGACTGTGAATCTATCGAGTGACGGGGTGAGCAGTGGTTCATATTCTTCTTCGAGGTAGTCCTGGAATTCAAAATAGTTACCGATGTGACGATCGTCCACAAATATTTGAGGGTAAGAATCCAATTTTCCACCACACAAGTCCTTTAACTTGTCCTTTTCTATCATAATCTTTTCGTAATCCAACCCCTCGGAAGCACAAAGCTCCGCGGCTAGGTTACAATATTGGCATCCTTCCTTCGAATAAATGTGAACTTTCATCTGTGTTATTAGGCCTGATAATTTTTTGTCCGAAAACTCTAAGTATGATTTCGCGCGAAGAAATTATACAGAACGATTTTGTGAAAGTGCTCGTAAACGAAAATGAACTAGAAGAAGAGATGTTTGCCATCGTAGGCATGAATACTGGAAATGTTTTGGGTCTTCATTATATTTCACCGACCGAAAAGTTGTACAAATCTGCATGCGTCTATCAACTTGAAGGTGGTGATATGAATCCGGCACCGTATGAAAGTATTTGCGAACACTACCTAAGTGGTACAACATTTGCTGACATTGGTATGAAGTCACTGGGTGAAAACATGTATGTCATCTACGACGAAATTGATGTCGAAGACTCCGACAGTGAGATCTACGAAGATGGTACAGACTCTGAAATGGATGATTTCATAGTTCCGGATGACGAAATTGACGGTGATGTCAATGCACCACCCGGATATGAAATTATTGACAAAGAATGGGAAGCTTGGGAACCTCAATCCCCAGGTGCTCGAAGTTTTAAAGAACGCGTTGATTTGATTGAAATGCTAGCTAAAAGACAAGCAGACGAACTGAATTTTTAGAACCTAAGTGCGTGTTCTCTTCAGAGATTAATAAGTTTGTCAAAATTACAATGGAATTGGCTGCTATATGGAATCAAATTGATGAACTCACAATCAGAAATGAAATAAGGCCAGTTAGTAATAAAAATTTTTGCAAGGAGTGCAACGGAGCTAAAGTTTTTTCACCAGAAGGACTTCCTGTCTGTTCGGAATGCGGTCTAGTTGAAGATAGTTTCATAGATGAATCACCCGAATGGACGAGCGGTGTCAGTGAAGATGGTAAAGTCAGTGATCCATCTCGTTGTGGCAATCCAAATGCAAACCCTGAATTGTACTCACAATCATGGGGCAAAGGAACTGTCATGTCTACGACTGCGAGTTCTAAATACGAAATCAAACGCATGGCGAAGATTAACTTTCACATGTCTATGAACCACAAAGATCGAGCACTGTTTCATGCGTATAAAGATATCGATGAGGCGTGTTTCAATCTTCCAGACTCTATATTGAAGGACGCTAAAATAATGTACAAAAAATTTGATGACTCCAAACTTACTCGAGGTGCTGTGCGTACAGGCATCAAGGGTAACTGTGTACTCTATGCATGTAGATTAGCGAATGTTCCGCGGACAACCAAAGAAATTGCGGGCATGTTTGGTATTCAAAGTAAAGATATTAGTCGGACTACACAATTGTTCAAAGAAACAATCATGGGTAAGACTGAAAAGAATTACATCACGAAGCCATACGACGTGGTGCATAGACTTTTAGCAAACTTTGACGTCGGTCAAGACTATAGATCTATATGTTCAAGACTTTGTGCAGAACTTGAAGACTGTGTTGACTTGATGAGCAAAACACCGAACAGTATTGCGTCAGCTGTTATATTGATTACCCTTCGTGGTTCGTTCACGAAAAATGACATATGTTCAAAGTGTGAAGTGTCTGTGCCCACCATAAACAAGATTGAAAATATTGTTAAAAAGCACTTAGAGCGTAAGAACGTTAGCTATTAAACTATGGTCAAATTGTTTTTGAGTACACCGTGTTACGGTGGTCTCTGCCTAGACAAGTATATGATTAGCATTATTAAGTTACAACTACTTTTAATACAAAAAGGTATTCAACTCATGATTGATACTACCGAAAATGAATCACTCGTACACCGTGCTCGCAATGTTGCAGTCGGTCGCTTCATACAAAAGACCGATGCGGACTACTTCATGTTTATTGACGCCGACGTTGACTTTGATCCACAAGCCGTCGTGACACTTCTCGAATCGGGACACGATATCTCCGTGGCGTGCTATCCTAAAAAATGTGTCATGTGGGACCAAGCTCGTGACGCCATTAAGAAGGGGGATGATCGAAACATGGCCATGCTTTCATCGAGTCTTGTCGTAAACATTGGTTCAGCTCGAAGATCCGTCGAAAATGGTTTCATTGAAATTCTTGACGGACCGACGGGTTTCATGTTGATCAAGCGTGATGTCTTCAAGAAGCTAGAAGAAAAGTTTCCAGAGTTGTGGTGTAAAAATGACCACCAAAACAGAGACTTCGACGACTATCACGCATGTTTTGACTGTATGATTGACCCCGTTTCTAAGAGATATCTTTCCGAAGACTACGCATTTTGTCGAAGGTGGCAACAATGTGACGGAAAGATCTACGCAAGCGTTGCAACGACCCTTGGACACATTGGTAATCTACCATTTGTTGGCTGCTTGAATGATAGACTTAAGGTTTAGAGACGTTGCGTAATCAAATGAAGATTGGGTCGATCATTGTTACGAGATCAAAGTCATGCCACGTAAAGACTTTGCATAGTATTTTGAAGTTGAACATTCTTTGTATTCAAAGTGGTCACAAGAATGACATTTCTTTTGTGAACGACGACCCTTATCAAAAGGCTGAAGCCATTCAAAATCACATGAAGACGTGCGACCGCATTCTATTCGTTGACTTTGGTATTCAGATTGATGAAAAAAGTTTGGGAGAAATTATGAAGCCTCACGAAGGTGTCGGGTGCGTCGTTTTCCCGGGAGTGACTGAAGGTATCGATTGGAATATGTTCAAGAAGAAGGTTCTCGAAGAGGTCAACGAACCGACCGAACAATTGGGTCTCAACTTTGATACCAAAGTGGATAGAAAAATTTCAGAATATATTTGGACCGTCAGTGAAACATCATCTCGCGCTTGGTTCATGAATTGTAAAAATGTCTCAAAGCATTTGAAAGACAAAAAGTCTGGGCAGATCAAGGTGCCACCCCAAATGAAAACTATGTTCCAAAAGTTCAAAGAGAATGGTGTAAAAATCTATGCATTTACCGCAGCTAAGTTAACCATGACATATGGTCATGAATGTATCAGTAACATTTTGAACGCGGCAGGTGTTAAAGCGAATTAAAGTTTAAAAGCAAATGAATAACATGTACGAGCATGTCAAAGAATACATTGCGAAAGCATGGGGTGTTCGCGATCGCTTTCCAGGTCCTCAACCGGTATCGATCGAATTTAAACACTTCCCAATCTTGAAAAACAATGAGTACGTGGTGTGTGAAAAGACCGATGGTATGAGATACATGATGGTCGCCATGACATACCAAGGGAAGCGTCAATGTGTTTTCGTAAACAGGAACTTTGAGATGTTTGAAGCTCCCATCAATTTTAGACGGAAGATTTTTGATGGTACTATTTTAGATGGTGAGCTTTATGAAAATAAATTTTTAGTCTATGATGCTATCATGATCGATGGATATCCAGTGGCTCACCTCGACTTTCTTTCAAGACTTGAGAAGATGGAAAGTGTTGTGAAGAGCATCATTAGTATGAAGAGTGACCGCATCAAAGTTAGATTGAAAACTTTTCATGCACTCACAGACTTTAAAACTTTTATGGATGACTATCTCCCAACAGTCGAAGAAAAAGTTGATGGGCTTGTATTTACACCTGTCCGAGAAATGGTTAAAATTGGAACACACGAAACTATGTTTAAATGGAAACCAAAAGAGAAAAATACAGTAGACTTTTTAGTTCGCCGAGACGACGAAGGTATCTGGAGGCTCTACGTTCAAGAGAAAGGGAAATTGATGATGGAAAGTACTTTACCACCCGTTGACATTCCATGGCTCAGAGATGGGATGATTGTTGAATGTGAGTTCATGGAGAATGATGTACCCATGTGGTGGAGACCTATCATGGAAAGAAAAGATAAGACGTACCCAAACAACCGTCGAACT